TGCGTAATCGAGACAGTGCAAGCAGAAGGCTGGTCAGGAAGGGGCTCGTCGAGATACAATGTCCCCCCTTGCCGATACAGCAAAACATTGTATGTAGACAAGGTGCCCCCTCCGTGACCAGTGAATCGGAGCCCGACAGCCGGGCCCCGATTCGGGTTAGCGCGCTAAGGCGCCGACCGTTTATTAGGCTCCAGCAGTACCGACGATACCGCGCCAGCCAGTCGCCTTGACCGCGAGCTGCATCTTGCTGGTCCACACCCAGTTACGGGTGCCCTGCTCGATGTAGCCGGGGTAGAGCGTCGGACGGCGGGCGTAGATGACCTCAAGCGGGGTACGCGCAGAGTCGAGGATGAACGAAGCATCCGCGTCCTGCAGGTAGGGGTGCGTGAAGGTCTGGAGCCCGTAGACCGCCGTGATGGCGTTCACGGTGTTGTCACCGCGATTGCTGGACACATCGGTCGTGTAGGTCGACTGGGTGAGGCGGACGTTCGTGCCCCAGGTCGACGGAGAGGTGATGAGGAGCGTCGGGCGGAAGCGATTGATAAGAACGCCGTCCTCATTCGGGGTCCGCTGCATAAGCTCGATCATCGCCTCGACGGTCGCCTCGGAGAGGTCAGCCGCCGTGGCCAGCTCGTTGGAGGCGGTCCCGCCAGCCGAGAGGGGATGGTCGGTCGCGCAAAGCTCCTTGGCGTCGTACAGCGTCGGGTAAGACGCCGAGAATGCACGGTTAAGGAGATTGGCCACCATCACAACCTTGGTATGGTTGTAGACGTCGACCATCATCGAGGGGTACTCGTTCCAGCCGCCACGGCCAAAATCGCGCATCTCCTCAGTGACCTTCATGCCGAACTGGTAGATGTCGGTGGTGATTTCAACCGACTTACCCTCATTCGGGCTGATGTAGGTGAACGGCTGACCTTCCGCCGCGATAGGCGCGGTGGCGGTCCCGAGGTAACGCTCCGCATAGCGGTCGTGGTCGCGGCCATTAAGGTCACGCTCACGAACAAGCGGGGCAACCTCGTTCTCAGCAACGGCCCACTCGGTCATGAAGATCGAGAGGAATCGCTCGTCCGTCTCGCGGAAGAGCTGCATCAAACTAGCAACTGCCATGGTTCTTTCCTCCTTTACGCAGGGTTATGTCCCGCTAGGAATTAGTTAGCCTTCTGATGAAGAGCGAACTTGCAGCGAATCTTCGCAAGGTTATTCCACGGCGGCGTGAAATTGCCTGCGAGGGACGAGCCGTAAATGGTCGCACCATCGAGGAGCGGGTCGAAGTTGGCGTTAACCGCGAGCACCTTGATCACGTTGGTGGTCGTGGCTCCGAGGTTCGCGTAGAAGACGCCACCGCTGACGACCAGGTCGTGGGTCTCATTGACCGCAGTCTGAATCGCCTCGGCGGAATCGTCCGCGAGAATCTCGAACTCGAGGTCCGGGTCATCGAAAACCGCGACTGCCTGCCCTGCCGTCGACGCCGTCACCTTCTCAGCACAGATGCCGAGAAGAGCCGCCGAAGCTGCAGTAGCAAGCTCGACATAACCACTGGAGTTGAGGACGACGGGGTCACCAACATCGATGGTCTGCGAGGCCGCGAGGTAGTAACGCTGAATGCGCGTATGATTGCTAACGGGCTTGAGATCCGGCATGGATCAACCTCCTCTTTGGCCCCACAGGGCCGTTGTTAGTCGGGAGTGATAGGTTCCCGAGTATACTGGGCCTTTGCTTGTCCAGTGATGCGTTCAATCGCACCCTGAACCCCTCCCTGCTGCCAGGGCTTGTTGAGATTGTCGGGGATATCAGCGCGCTTTGCATCCTGCTGCCGCGCAAGATCCTCGACAACTCGACGACGATGCTCTGCCGCTTCCTGCTCACGCAGCATGAGCGTGAGACCACCGAAAGTGCGACGAGGAAGCTCGTTATCCCACTCATCTGGGAACATATAACCCTGGGCGCGCATCATGCTGATTCGGGCATCATCATTGGCCACGAATCGCGCAGCGAGCTGTCCGCCAGCGGTATAGTCCACCCCGTAGTTGTTGATGTTGAAAAGCTGCGCCTTGCCGTCAAGGAAGGTAGGGTTGAAAGCGCGGCTCTTGGCCTTCTCGGCCACGCGCTCCTGCAGCGACTTCTTCTTAGTGGGATTAGCCTCGGCCATAGTCTACCTCGTTTTGCTTGCGAACACGTCGAGCCTCAACAAGATTCTTGAGGAAGGCTGACTGCTTTGCCTTGTCCTTAGGATATCGCTCTTCTGCCAGTCGCTTGTCGGCGTCGCTCACCTCGTCAGAGGCTCGATTGCCGCGCTGTGACCCGGAATTAGGGGCGGTAGGGGCCCTAGGGGTCTCCACCTGCTCCGCTTTGGTTCCGCTGAAGAAGCGTCCGAACTTCTTGCTGGCTTTCATGCGGCTCACGAAATCCTCGAAGGATTCATCCTCCGAGTTGTAGTTCTTGAGCAGCAGCCCGCCGAAATCGGGATCCTCAAGCCCATTCGCGATGAGCTTGTTGGTAAGGCGCTCTTGCTCCAGTTCCACCTTCGCAGCGGCGAGGCTTTCCTGCTGGGAACGCAACTGGGCCGCGAGGTCATCCTTCTCGGCCTTGATGCGCTCTTCCGCTGTCAGCTTCTCGCGCTCTGCCGCCTTCTTGAAATCCTCAAGCTCGGCGACTTTCTTCTGGAACTCAGCAAGGGCTTTCGCCATGCGAGCGGCTTCTGCCTTAGCTTTCTTAGCATCGTCGTTATTGGTCTTGTCAGTTTCAGGCGCAGCGGTAGGCTGAACGCCCGTCTCGGTCGTAGTGTCGACCTCGCCGGCTTCCGGCATCTTGCCCTCCTACTCTGTTTGGTGACCCAGCAGAGAAAACTGGGATGGAGTCGCTACTTCTGGTAGCACGTCTACTTTATCAAGAAAGTTCACAAGAGTCAAGGATTTTGTTGTTTGCCCCATATCTGATCGAGTGCTTTTTCCAAGTACATCTCGGCGAAAGAACTGGCCTCTTGGTCGTTAAGCGCGAACATATGGTCTCGCCCGTTATCGATCGCCTCGTCCGCAGCAGCTACGTTCTTGGCATCGGAGAAGCCAAAGTTCATAGGCCCTGTGGGGAGTTGCGTCGCCTGCATCCAGTCGTTCCATGCTTGGCCCTTGTTGGAGAACACGAACTTGTCTGCAACCAGTCCAATCTGCTCGCGATATTGCTTGTAGCCTTTGCGGTGATAGGCTCCCCAGCCTCTGGAAGGCTTGCGCATGGGCTTCTCGCCCGCTTCTGGTTCGTTGATTACGAGGGGCTGAGTCGAGTACCCTTTCAGTACCCCATGCGCGCCCATGCCCCTAGTTGCCACGCGCTCCATGAGATGACGCTTGATTCGCTCTGCCACTTCTGTACGAATGCGAAAGCGGTCAAACTTATTAGGCGTATTAGGGCCTCTGGCGCGGATGCGGACAGTCATGACTCTACCGTAAGGTTCTGGGCACTAGCCTCCGCCCTAGTAATCGGCCACCACACATGCCGACAGCGATAACCTCCGCAAAGGATGCTCACATTTGGCGGGACGTAAGGGGCCAACAGTGGATGAGAATTGAGCTTATTGATACCAGTATCCGTGAACGCCACCTTGCGCCGAACGATGTCTGCGCAGAAGGGACGGTTGCGATTGTCTGCGGGGCCTGCGTAAATCCAGAGTCCATCTTGTGTTTCCCCTACTTCGCGAATGGCGAGACGATCGAACAGGGATACCGTGGTATCCATGCTCTTGATGAAGGAACTAATCTCCTGCTGAATGACATTGCGGATGCTGTCAGCGAGATCAGTACCCCGGAGCCCTGCAGTGATAGATTCCTGCGTCTTGACATGGATGCCCGCCGCCACGAGCGCGGTATTTGCCTGCGCCATGTTGGCTGCTTGGCGTCGGATAGACACGGGTACCCGGTCTTCTCCGAACTCCTGCGCGAGAATCTGCCTGCGCTGGTCTAAGAACGTCTGCAGGCGCCGCAGTTCTGACTCAAGAGCAATAGCCACCGCAATCGCCCAGAAGTTCAAGTCCGCGTCAGTGAGGTCGTCTCCTCGCACCTGCTGCAGGACAGCATCGGTGAGGTCCTCGACCCTATCCTCCGCTTCCAGAAGATAGGCATCGAGGTCGTCCGTCAAGTCGTTCAGGAACTCTTCCATTAGTTATTTCCGATGGAGATGTTACCTGTGCCGCTGGTGGTGTTTCCGCCCGTCTTGCTCTTGTCTCGCTCTTGCACCATGGGCCTATTGCCGCTCTGCCCGATGCGCTGCGTGCGCTCTGCCAACAGCGACGTGTCCTGCGGCTTGTCCTTGACATTCTGCTCGCGGATGCGGCGCTGAATCTCCTCCGCCCGCTGAATGGGAACACGGCGGTTAGAGGCGATGACCTCCGACCGGGTGATGAGGTCATTGCGCAGGTACATATCGATGACCGTGGCTTCCGTGAGCGGGTCGACGCTAAGGTCCACTTCACCGAACTGCACAAGGACCTCGATATCCGCGCCATTTGGACGCGGGTAGCGGTCGGGCACCCCGAGCTTGGCTTCTGGATGAAAGGTATTCCAAACGATGACGCTAATCCAGAACGACTCTCGCTCGTAGACGAGCCACTTAGGGAACTCCTGGTTGCGGCGCTCTACGAGAGCCGTTCGCGCCTGCATGCGCGAGACCCCGGACTGCACCTTGGTCTCCGGGTCGACAAGCTCTGGGTCGATTGAATGCAGGCGGGCGAAGGTTCGCATGATGCGGGTATCGGCGCCCACGACCTCACCGATAGGAGCGGCGGGATGCGCGAACTGGAAGCTGGTATCCGGGTTGCGGTACACCTGCGGAGCCCCAGGGCTGTAGGGCTGGCTCTCCACTTCCTCGAGATCCGCGCCTGTGATGACTGGCACCGCGAAGTTCTGGTATTCAATGGTATGCGCCGCACCCGTGAGCATGCGGTCGATGACCTGATTCTGGTTGATGAGGATGTCAGAACCGGGCTCGTGAACGCGAGTCACTGTCGGGTTGTCATGCACGACCAGAAGGGGCTTGACGGGCCTTCCACGGTTGTCCCTGAAGGGGTTAGCGTTGTAGCCCGGCTGCGTAAGCTCGACGTCCTTGTAGGGAACGCCCGCCTGCTGCTCGTACCACCACATATCCCGCCACCACACCTGCCAAGTGACCTGGAACTGCTCGTCTTTGTCGATATCCGCAATGTTCTCAAGGTCTTGAGCAATCGCAACCATACAATCTGGATGCTGGATATTCCCTCGCGCCTGTGGCACATCCAGCACCATGACGCGGTAGGGCTCAAGATTGGTCTTGATCAGACGGTCGTCGAACTCGTCGTAGGTGATGGCCTGAAAGGCGGTCGCGAAGAGACCCGTCCACTTGCAGAGATGTTTGCTCGCGAGGTCATGCGCGCAGGCATCGTACAGCAGCTTGAGCGTCGCAGTGTAGGCTTCGTCGACCTTGCCCTTGACGAGCACCTCGCGCTTCTCTGCCGGCGTGTCGTAGACGACCTGACGGTTGTCGATGATGACCTGGCAAAGGTTGGTCATGACGGGCTTGACGCACGTCTCCTCCGTCGCATCCGGCAGCATTGCGCGCAGGTCGTCCCAGCCAGGGCCGCTGTGCGCAAAGTTCCACTGGCCAGGAGTGATGTAATTCTCTTCCATGTTCGCGAGACTGGCCGCATCGGTCTCAATCTGCGTCATCTCGTAGTAGGCCTTGCGGCGCTGCATCTCGTAGCTGTAGCTGCTCTGAAGCCATGTCGTGTAGTCCATGGTGCCGTCGCGCAAGTCCCGCAGGTCTTCATACCCAGGGATTTGCTCGTCGTTGATTTCCGATTCCGTGACAGGTTCGACGATGGTTCCCGTCAACTGGGGACGACGAAAGATTTTGGCGGCCATCCGCTGGATAGACTGTACCATGTTAACCTCACTGCTTCTTGCGTCTGTGGGTCTTGGCAGGGTCATTGCGCGTGACCTTGCGGTAGACTTCGTGCTCATAGTTCATCAGGACATAATGGACGGCATCAATCGAATGCTTCCACTCCTGGTTGGTCTCGCTGGTGACACGGTCAAGCTCACGGCCATCCTCGCTGTTCTTGCTCTTCTGAAGAGCGAAGTTCTTGATAGCGTTGACAAGTCCACGAGCGCGAGGGTTTTTGTTCTTCAATTTGCTGTTGATGATAAGGCGCTTTTGACGAAGCATCTCATCCAGAGCATCAAGGCGCGTGCGTAGTACCGCATTACGGCCAGGCACAGCGGTAACTCTGGGCCTAACGCCCAGAGAATTATGTACAATAGACTCATCAGTATGCGGTCCGTTTGACTTGTGCTTCGTGGCGTCTTTCGGGTCCATGAAGATGCGGCGGATGTTGTGCGAGCCGTATCCCCGCTCTTTCAAAATTTCGCAGGCACGTTGAGTGCCAAATCCTTGGATGACAATCTCATCCACGACATACCAAATCTTGCGCTTCTCGCTGTAGTACATGACCACAACTTGGCCGCTGGCATAGCCAGGATCCCAGCCGATGTCGAAACGCACACCCGGATGGTTTGGTGGGATATTCATCGCCTGCAGATGCGCATCCTCGTCAAAGGAAGCGGCAAACCGCTGGCCTGAAGCCCCTTTTACCCATTGTCCCATAACCTGCATATTGATGTAGAAATCCGACGCTGACGCCATGGTCTGAAAGAACTGGTCTGTCAGCAATGGGTTGGTTAGGCTTGAGGCTGTGAACACTTCACAGCCTGGGCGCACGATATCGTTGTCATAGAAGTCATCGTAGATGAAATGGCCCTTCTCCGGCGTTCCTACCACGCGAATGCGTTGGTTATTGCCTCTAGGGTCACGGCAGCGGTTCTGAGCGCGTTGCCAGATGTCCTGGTTCCGCAGCATGGTAACCTCATCGATGTACAGTCCGATGCTGTCCATGGCGACCGCGTTGCCCGATTCATGCAGCCCGTAGAAGAAGAAGCTGGTGCCGTTCTCCATCTCTCTGCGGCGCTCGCTGGCGCTAGTATACCAGCCATCTCCCTTGCGTCCAGTGCGCTTGGTAATCTTTCGTCCGATGCGCCGCTCGAAGTCGTCAATCTGGCCGTTGAAGCCAGGAATCAGACGAGTGATCAGGTAGCGATTGTGAGGGGCACCCATGAGAATTTTGAGCGGGTTAGACTTCCAGTCCCACGCTCTATCCCACCAGTTATCCTGCTCAGTCGCCTGCTTGAGTGCTGATTGAATGAGCACGTTGGACTTGCCATAGCCGGCTCCGGTAAAGAGCCCGGCCTTTGGTGCATCGGAGAAGATAAACTGCTCTTGGCAGGGCCAGACGAGTAGCTCGTTGTTATCCTCCAGCCAATCGCCTGCGAGGTCACTCTCTTCCTCGTCGGGCTCAATCATGATTCCACACTCTCGACCTGCGAATGGTTCTCGAATTGAGCCCAGTCGAGGCCATTGTCCTTGGCGACCGTTCTAGCTTCTGCGGTGCGTCCGAGAATCAGTAGACGACGCACAAGAAGCGAGGGCGACGTTTCGGTGCGATGGAACGTGATGTTCGCAGGCTTGGGAGTATCTGAGGCCTTGTCTTTGAACTTTTCAATGGCATCGAGTCGAGCTGTCTTGATGTCGACCAAGGCCTTGTTTGCCTTGGTTGCCAATTCCAGGCGGGCGGTGATGTCGCGGTCCTTGAGCACTTGCGCGTTGTCAGGAGGTTCTGTGGAATCCCCCATCTCGACAATCTCTTGCGTGTTGTACTCGCCGAGGGCCACTCCCTCGACTGCGCGCTTATAGGCCAGCCGCGAAATAATAGTCTGCTTACGAATGGTTTCGGCGTAATCGCCTAGCTCCTCGTCCTTGACATCAAGGAGAAGCTGAATAGAAGCAGGCAGTGTATCTTCCCAGCGAGCCATGCTTGCATTATGGCATACAATCTGTTAGAATGCAAGAGCCATGTCTTCTGAGTTCGATAGCGTCGTTAAGGCCTTAGAGTGGATGCGGGACACCGACACGCCCCTCGTGGAAGGGCAAGCTCCTCCGCCTGTCCAGGTCCTTGGTGCCATGGGGCTGCGCGTCCTGCGCTGTGTGAATGGCAGGACAAGCTGGACCGTGATCGGTATCAGCACTCCCCCAGGGGACATAGAACTCACGCCCACAGCGACTATCGTGACGTCGAAGGGCTCCCCTCATATCGTCAGCTACAACCGGGCTCTCAGTCGAAGTATGCGCCGGTCTTCGCAAAACGGTTTTTCCGAAACGTCAATGCCCTCTGATATATTCTATCAGGAATGGATGCCTTGGCTTTCTCAAGCCACTTGATACCCCATGGCATTGTCAAGAAGCTATCCTTCGCTTCTTGCACATGTGTAGCCCAGTCCACGGGCCAGCCTCTGTACCGCAGCGCAGGTCCGTCCCCGCTGACCTCCGGGTTGGCGGACGCAATGCTGGCTCTGTTGTTTCTGTAGGCCAGCGGGTACGCCATCTCGTTGCGGAAGCATCCCTTCAGCTCCGACAGAACGTAGTCGGGGTCGTCGGAGCCGAAAGGCATCGTCAAGATGATGGGCGAGTTGAGCGAACGGAACTGCGCGTAGAACTCGTCCTCGTAGATGGGCAGGAACTGCTGGGTGTGGTTCATGTAGCCGCCTGACAGCAGCCACCACGTCTCCGCCGCCTGGCGAATGGGTCCTGTCTTAGGCAAAGGCAGCAGCATGTCTTCCCTCTGCAGCCAAATGCGGCTGACGCCCGGAGGGCCGTCCCACACAAAGCGCGTCATCTCGCGCATGCGCAGCTCCCCCACATATGCATAGGTGACAATCGCAAACGCGAAGTCCCAGAACCCCATGCGCATGTAAGCGGAGACAAGCTGCTCCACCTCTGCCCGTGCCGGCAGATTAGGGTTATCCGACACCTTAGGGAACTGGCGGTTCCATTTCGGGAGGTCGGGTCCACCTGCCTTAGGCACGGGCGACACAGGGATCCAAGCCTTGTCCGGGTCAAGGACGCAGCGCGCAAGCAGAGCTTTAAGCTCTTGCCGCTCGATCTTAGGCTTGGACCCTATGCCGAACATCAGCGTCCTGGAGGTGGACCGAAGAGCATGTAGAGAAACATGAAAAGGAACATGCCTCCCAGCAGCGCAGTAATCCAGATGAACGAATCAGGAAGCCACATCCTCTACCCCCAGCACGTCGTCAATCGGGAGGCAACGAAGACCTCCCTCGAAGTCCACGAACTCTGTGGCTCCAACACCGGTATGCGTGGGGAAGCAAATCCTATCGCCGACCTTGATGTCGGAGAAAGGATAACCTCTGGGCAGTCCGATGACGGTGCCATAGGTCATGTTGCCTTCCTGCAATACTTGTTCCAGTCCCTCATAGACCAGAACCCCTCGGTCGAGCTTCTCAGGGCTCTCGATGCGCACCAGTACCCATCCGGGTGCTGGTAGCATATCAGGCCCGTCGGAACCCTCTGGCTGGCCGATGGCGCTGATCTCATCATAGCGAAGCTGCAAGAACTTGCTGCCCTTGACCTGGTCTACGCCCGAGACTGCACGCACTGCAACTACCGTGCCAAGGTCAATACCCTGCTCCGCAAAGGTGGTCTTCCAGTTGCGGCTCTTGTCGAACCATCGGCACTTCCACTGGTCGGGTTCCCCACCGAGGACGAGTACTGTGACCAGCTTGGCCTTATAGTGCTCCGCCTCTTTCGTGTCATTGGAGACCAAGACAAGGCCGCCGGCAGTGACTCCACTGACAGCGACCTTGCCGTAGCCTTCCAAGTCGACGTGCTCGTTCTGCGTGACCTTCATGCCGATGAGATGACCAGGTAGGGGGCGTACCCGGTCTTCTTCCAGCATTGCCTCGAGATAAGCGTCGGCGTCCATGGTCATTCCTCTTCGTCGTCGAGGTCGGCGTCGTCAGCCTCATCTTCCACTGGGGCAGGCCCGGGGTCGCCCGCAGGCGCATGCGCGATAGCGGTAAACCACGGGTTCATGTCCGTGTCAGTGCGCGCAGGGATGGGCTCCACGCAGCGCCCCTCCGTGTCCGACCGCACATCCACTACCAGCCCGGGATTGGCACGGAGCCGTCCTAGGATGCGCCCATGCGCCTTGCGAAGGTTGATCTGATTACCCCGCACGCGGCTGACGTAGACAATGCCCTCATCCGTGAGAAAGTACACACCCTTGAGCTGTTTGACGGCACTGCTCAAAAGGGTGGCACTTTCTCTACGGATGTTCTGCACGAGTGCAAGCGCCTCGCGTTCCTTGTCGAATTGATCGAGAACCTGCAGGAAAAGATTACGAGCGTGAGTTACGGTAATGAGAGCCATGATTCCTCCTTTGCGCAGAATGTCAGATTATTCGTCGAAAGTCAAGTATTCTTGTTCGAGCATGTACCGATAGGACTTCCAGCCGAAAAAGTTGGCGTTCATTGCCAGGGATGAATCCGCGATGGCGCAATGCTCCAACGGAGAGAGGTGCGGCGGAGAGGCCTTGGACAGGCGATCGTGAAGCTCAAAGTCCTTCTCAGGGTCGCGCTTCCCGTCGAACGTCAAGTACGATACGCGAGCGCACCGGGCCGAGGAGAGCTTGAACTTGTCCAACAGGGGAAGCACCTTCTCTTCTTCGCGGATGAACGGGAGATGAATCTCCGTGCGCTCTGTCCTGTTGTAGTTTGCCGTATAGAGCTTCTGCATCGCTTCTGCCAGCCAGCAAATCTCCTCCTGTGCGTCAGGATGCGCCCGGAGATCGAAGAAGCCCGCCCATGCCTGCGCCGTGCCAGTGTAGATGGCAGTGATGGTGCGGAATGGCTCCAAATAACGATTGGTCCACTGCTTGTGGACGCCGAGCTTATCGAGAGCCTTGACGGTCTTCATCGTCTGGTCATGCAGCTTGACCAGCAGTGCAAATGCCTTCTCCTGGTCGGCGAGAGACAGCGGCTCTGCGGGCTGCATTCCCTTCTGATTGTAGCGCAGGCCCGTGGGGATGACCGGCGTCTCTTCCAGCATCTTGCTAACTGGCATCGCGCGCGATGACTGGGCGTTCCGGCTCAGCATCCGATGCGTCATCATCTGCGCATGAATGAAACGTGGGTAGGTCAAAGCGAAGGTGGTGATACGGCTGCCGTACTTGGATACCGAGTCCGCGCAAATCTGAACGGAGAAAGGCATCCCGCCGCGAGTGAAGGAGGTCGTTGTCATTTGTCAATCCTGTTGTACCAAGCATCAAGGTCATCTGCGATCGTGCGAAGGAACTCTTCGATGTCGTCCAGTTCATAGACGCCGAAGGTCTTTAGCAACTCTTTAGGAGAGGGGTCGATTGTGTAGGATAGGTCTCCCTTCCTGCGGTAATGAAACAGCAGGGAGCGCCCCGTGTCCACATCTTTTATGGTGATCTCTAACATCAGTCTATCTCCTTCAGCATCCGCAGCACAGTATGGTACCACGAGTAGCCGCGCCGGTTCTCTACCTCCGTCACGCATCGCTTCATGAGCTGAAGCTCAGGCGACTTCGTTCCAAAGGAGGCAGCATACAGTGTATCGTAGCCGAGCAGATCGGGCGTCAGATGCTTGTGGTCCCATGGAATGAAATGGCTCCACTCCGCCAAGAACGCCAGCTTGTCTGCATCTTCCACCGCCGCCCACAGGTCTGTGGAGTCGGGCTCAAGCAGGTATTCCAGCTTGAGTGTTTGAAAGATGGCTGCATCGATCTGCTGCTTCAGTACGTCAAGCTGTGGCATGTATACTGCACGAAGGACGGGGAAAGGCATGTCACCAACGAAGGCCTCGTGTGCGTCATGCAACATTCCTGCCAACTGTGTCTTCTTGTCCTTGTTCTGGTACTTCAGATAGAGCGATACCGCAAGGCTATGCTCCGCCACCGTCCAAGGCATGCGGCCCAGCATCCTGTTCTGCTCATGCAGGCTGTGGGAGATGTCGGCGAGGAGAGAATCGGAATTGGCGTAACGCAGCTCGACGGGATTGTAGAGAATCAGTCCGTTTTCGGCTCGCATCCAGGGTCTGATAGAACGCTGTGCCATGTCGATTCCTCCCCGATTACCATGCGCAGATAGTCCGCGCCGCCATCAACGGCAATGCGCGTTCTGTCATCCTCGCAGTTGCACCAGACAAAGTCGTGCTGGTGCTTTGACTGTATTATAGTATCGCAAGTTCTGCAATGGATTTTAGGGCCTGCGCTCATCTTAGGGTTTTCCATGCAAGTTCAGCCACTGCTGGAACTTGTCCGTTTCCAATGGCTTTAAGTCTGTCCATCCGATTGGCCACCCCATCAGCCACTCTACCCACTGTGGGTTCAGGCTGCCACCAGCTTGGTCGGCTAATAATTGATGCGCTTTCCATTTTTGCATACTTGGCGAAAGCGTGTTTCCTTTGGCTGTTGGCGTCGGAAGCAACGATCCAGGTTCTATCTCTCTGATGAGGTGCTCCGGCATGAAAAGCTCCAAGCACCCCCCATCGTGCATCATACCCCATCTCGGCCAAATCTCCGAGAACGCGTCCAAGCCCTCGAGAAGTGAGCATTGGGCTATTCTCCACGAACGCGAATCGCGGTCGTACTTCGCCAATAATCCTCGCCATGTGCTTCCACATCCCCGATCGTTTTCCATCAATTCCGGCTCCCCTTCCTGCGGAGGCAGAGCTGATGTCTTGACAGGGAAAGCCTCCAGAAACGACATCAACACGGCCTCGCCATGGTCTGCCGTCAAAGGTCTGTACGTCATCCCAGATCGGGAAAGGCGGTAGGCTTCCGTCGTTTTGTCGGGCAGCCAAGATGCTGGCTGCGTAGGCGTCCCATTCCACAGCGCACACTGTTCGCCATCCAAGGAGATGTCCGCCGAGTATGCCTCCACCAGCGCCCGCGAAAAGAGCCAGCTCATTCACGTTACCTCCATACCCCTAATGTCCAGTCGGGGGTTGTGCTTGGATTGAAGAAGCACAGCATCTGGCCCTGCAGCGGTGTCTTTTTCGGGCTCAGGGACTCGTCAAGAAACCGCACGCGGCGAGATAGGAACTGTACGCAGTCTGCCTGCTTGAGCAGCTTCTGCCCCATCACGGTCTCCGTCGCGTTGTTGACGAGGACAGCAGCCCGCAGCACCCTACGCGCCGCGATCTCTTCCAGCAGCTTCTCAACGAAGAGCGGGTAAAGCTCGCGGCTGTACGGTGGATTGAGCCACAGACGCTCTGCGTGCCAGGGGCATAGGAGCCCGTTTGTCTCTTTCGTAAAGAACCGCGAGGCACCCACGACCTGATTGGCCGTAGGGCAGCTCGCAGGGTCTAGGTCAAAGGGCCCGCCCAGCACACGCCTAGCCGCCTCAAGGATATGCGCAGGCGTATACCATTCGTCGTTCTTGCTGTTGTGCTGGACGTGGGTCATGTCAGCCGATCCTTACAGAGATCATAGTAGAAACAGTCATAAACACAGCCATGAGAAGAACAAAAGTATCCAATTCAAATCTCCACAAGTTTGTAGCCGTAATCAGTAAGCACCGGCCAGGCATACGGCAAATTATCCGGCTCGGCCCAGCCGTATTGGCTGTAGAACGCCTTGTCCTTGCGCAGCAGATTGCTGCGGTGGCTGGCGTGAACGCGTTCATCCCCGATCCAGGGCGGCATGGCAACACCTGTTTTCTCCGCCCACAACTTTTCTTGCTCGACGAAGAAGGGCAGCAGGCTGTCCTTGTATCCACGGTCGATCCACAGCGCGCAGCAGACCCTACCATAGCTGGCAAGGGCCGCCTCGTGTCCGCGCCACATCTTGGACGCTGGGTGATTGACCCAGCCCTTAGTGAGGCCCGCGAGCGCGTTGAGAAGCTGCTTGGTCTCAACCCGCTGCTTTCCAAGTCTCTTGTAGTCCAAGCAATTCAAAGATTGAGCGAAAGTAGTATAAGGTACAAAGGTTTGCATTACTTGTATCCGTCTTTGGCCCAGCCGCTTCCTGCGAGCTGGAAGTTCGAGAGGCTCAGTATGCGGTCGTGCTGGCAGAATGTAAAGGGGTCCTTGCAGGGCTCCATGACATGCGGTGGCTTCTCCGCCTTGATCGAAAGCCTACGCTCGCAAACCTTGCCGCATTCCGCGCACTTGTATTCATACGTTGGCATTGTTCTCCCTCCTCTTTACTTCCGCGAGCAGCAACTTCGCCTGCTCCACTGTAAGCTGCAGGCTGGCCTTCCAGTCTGCAGATGTCAACGAAATGCCGGGGTCGACGCCATGGACCTGATACCCAGGGAACAGCGTCGCGACTTCGTTAGCCAGCGCAAACCATGTGTCCGCATAGAGGTTTACGTCGCTGGTAGTGCTGCCATCAGGCATTCGGTAGCTTTTATTCATACCTTCCCCTTGAACTGCTTCAGCACGCATGTAAAAAAGCGCGCTCAACGCGAGCCATATCTTCAGCGATCATTCC